GTCCTTCGTCATCAGCCCATAGAGCATCGATGTGCCATTTAGCAGATAATACTGGTGCTTTAGTTTCTTCTCCTTCTTCGTCATACTCTCCAGCCTCTAAGACGATATGTCCTAAGTGTACTAGTGTGTGCTTGTGAGTTGGATACTCGTTTCCATCTTCGTCTTCAGCAGTTCCTAATGCTTTGATTTTAGACTCTGCTACTTCTCTACTGTCAAATTCGTATTTTCCTATTTTCATTACTTAATTTATTTAATTATTTATATTGTTGTTAGTGATGCTAATTCTGCGTTTGATAATCTTGTGTTGTAAAGTTGTGCTTGTTTAACATTTCCAAAGAATGTATTTCCACCAGAACCATCTTCAAATTTAAAAGCCGTCAATGATGTTGGAACTGCTCCGCTTGTATCGGTTGAAACTTGAGTACCATCAACATAAAAAGCAAAATCATTTGATTTATAAGCTAAAGCAATTTTGGAATTTGCGGTGATGTCGCTAGATGAGTAAGTGCTATCAAAAACAGAACTGCCCGCAGAAATAACTTCTACTCTTATTTGATTAGTATAGTTTTTATAAGAAACATACATTCTATTTGTAGCGGTTCCGTCCGAAAGTGTTACTCTTCTATTTGTAGCATCGTCAGATAACGCTGAAATGTTTAAATACAAAGTTCCCTCTGTTTGTCCTATAACACCATCTGGTGTAGTTTGATTACAATCATCTTTAACCCTCGTTACAGCACTTCCAGATGTAGGAATATACGATGTAGGGTAACTGCCTTGTTCTGTTTGCGCCCCCCATATTTCTATTGAATCTCCAATTGTGAATAAGTTAATATACAATCGTCCATTACCAGATGTTGAAGTGGTAGTAACGCTAATTCTTTTCCAACCATCAATATCATTTAATGTAAAACTAGTTGCCGAATTATTAACATCCCTTAATAAAACATTCCCACTTCCAGAAACTCTTTTTACATAAATACTATTCGTGTATGCTTGACCAGAAGCAATAGGAGATAAAAAAGCAACTTGATTATCTGATGCAGTTGATGTAACTTTATAGGCATTTGTTTGTCCTTGTGGGTCTATTGTACTTGTAGGTACAAAATCTACACTTCTTGTTGTACTTGTATTCCAACCACTATTGGAAAAATCTTGACTATAAGGCAAACTGTTCGTCCTCTGTGGCTCTAACAACAAAGCACCTTTAGTATTTCCTAAAAAGTCAATTCTTGGCGTTCCACTACCAACAGTTTCGATTAAACCAGATTGATTAACAATAGTAGCACTTGATGCTCTACTGAAATCGAATGGCAGCGGCTTTATGTTATTATTTTCGTCAGTGAAAGCAAGAACTGTATCTGTGCCAGTAGCCCATTTTCCAGCTCCTAATTTTAGTGTGTTAGCCATTGTATATTATATTTAAATTTAATTCGTTTACCATTGATGTCCAGCTCTTATAACTTGTAAGCGTTTCAAGCTCTAAATCCGTCAAAATTGTATTGTAGTAACCTATTTCTTTTGTTTTACCGTAGAAATCATTTACTCCAATAATATCAAAATTTAATGTATCTAATCCTACTGGAACAGATGTAGTAGTATCAACCCCTACTTTAAAACCATTTAACCAAAAAGAAAAATCATTAACTTTATACTTAAAAGCACATTTTGCAAATGAATTTATCGGCTTAACATCAGTTAAAAAAGTAGATGAAAAAGGACTATCAAAATAGATATTACCAGTATCATTCCTTAAACCTATTAAAATATAATTATTTATACTTCCATCACTTATTGTTATCTGTCTATAATTGTCAGCACCTACAAAAGAACCTATGTTAGCATATAGAATTCCTTGACTATCATTAAAAACTTCGCTATTACCAGCACCAGAAGCAGTTTCAGCCACACGAGTCGATGCAGAACCTTGCGTTGGTATGTAGGAAGATAGATTTCCAGTTTCAATTTGAGAGCCGTATATGTAGATGCCGCTTGTTCCATCTCCTTGTTCATCTGGTTGATATTCAGATGTGATTGATTGAATAGCACTCACAATAGGTGTATTCATATTACTTGTTGTAGTCATTGAACACTTATACCAACCATTTGTTAATTCTATAATTGTTGGGTTTTCTGTTAAAGAACCATAGTTTCCTATCACTCCATTTAATAAATCAAAATTTGCGTAGTGACCGACTGTCGTTGTAGATGCTAATTGTAACAATCTTCCGTTGTATTTCGCAAAAATAGAAATTGTGTAAATATTTGAAGCCAAAACGCTTCCAAAAATTCTATGATTTCCATTGTTAGTACCCTCAACCAACTTAAAAGCACTTAAATCTCCACTTGGCGAAGTAAAACCACTTACAACACTTGAACCGCTTTTAGTCCAAGAAGAATTATCAAACGCTTCTGAATAAGTTATCAAATTTGTAGCTGCCTTTTCCAAAAGTAGCACACCATCACTTGTATCTGTATAATCTATTCTTGGTCTGTCGTTTGTTACTACCTCAATTAAACCTTCTTTATTAACTCGCGTAGCTGATGTAGACCTTGTAAACGCAAAGGGCAGAGGCTTGTAATTTCCATTCTCATCATTATAAGCAAGCGTTGAACCTACTTTTGTAGCCCACGTTTTATTGCCGAATTTTAGTGTTTGTGACATAATTATATTTTATATTTTTTTATGTTATACATATCTACTCGATGGTGTATAATTGTCCGTTAGCCATATCTCTAAAAGATTGCCAAGACGTTAATTGTTCAAGTTGTGTATCTGCTAGAGCTGAATCAAAGTATTGTAGTTGCTTAGTTTTACAATACATATCATTCCCACCAATACCACTTTCAAATGCTAATTCAGATAAACCAATTGGCATTGTTGCACTTGTATCTGTATCGACTTTATAACCATTAATCCATAAAGCAGTATTATTTAACTTATAAGTGTAGCATACTTTATTAAAATTTTCTATATCTATTTCGTAATTTAAAAAACCTTGCGAAACCCCACCACTCCATAAATTTATATATATTGAATTACCAGCAAAGAAAAACAATTCAATACCATTAGTTTGACCTCCATCGGTCAAACTAATTGTTTTAGAAGATGTATCATTAGACAAAGCACTTATCTCCGCCATCAAAACACCCTCTGCATCATTAAACGTAGTTGAGTTCCCAGCTCCATTAGCAGTTTCTGCTGAACGAGTAACACCACCGCTTTCTCCGTTAGTTGGTATGTAAGATGTTGCCGCTGGTTGTGCCTCCACTTGATAACCCCAAATTAAAAATCCTGATGTTCCATCACCAGTAGCTCCTGCTCGTACAATATATTGTAAGATATTATTCATTACTGATGAAGTCCAAGAAATACGATACCAGCCATTTCCAACATTTATAGATAATGGATTTACAAATTCAGTAGGTGAAGGGTTTGTTATTACCCCGTTTATTAAATTTATATTTAAAAACAAACCAGAGTCAAAAATTTCTCGTATGTTAATGCTTGAAAATTCTGCGGCTTTTGCAAAAAAAGAATAACTATAAATGCCTGATGCAACAGAAGAATTTCTTTTTAATCCAAACTGGTCTGGTGATGCTGGAAGAACACCATTATTCATTATTAATTTATCAGCAGTTGTAGTTCCATCAGGTGCAATTCCAACATTTTGTGAAATTGTACAATTGTCTTTTGTCCAAACAGCATTACTAAAATCCTCACTATAAGTAGCTAAATTAGTACTTGCTGGTTCTAAAATGTGATGTGGACACCCTTTCTGAACACCATCTATCAATGGGTAGTCAAGTCTTGATTGACCGCTCGCAACGTTCTCGATTAATCCTTGTGCGTTTATTCTAGTAGCTACGCTGCCTCTTGTGAAAGTAAAGTCTCCACTACCATCACTCGGTAATACAGAGTAAAACTTAGTGCCTTGTGCTGCTGGTATTAATGCTAATTTTGGTTTTGCCATTGTTTAGTTATTTAAGTCTTGTAAAGCAGTTATATGAGTCCAATCGGCTAAACACTTAACCGCTTCTACTTCTTGTCTTTCATTCATTTTAAATTGTCCACTAACAAAATCTGGTTTAGTGCCTATTGATGATGCTGTATCTATTGCATTTCCCCACCAAGTTGTGTTATATATTTGTCCGAATCCCATATTAATCTTTATTTTGTTTAACCTCTGTTTTTTTAGCTTCCTTCTCCTTTAGCTGTATGTAGCTCTCTAAACGCTTAACGTTTACTTCCTTTACCTTATACTTTATCACAGTACCCATCCATTAAAAGCTGTTGAACTTGTATCTGGGCTAATATCGTTGTTAGTGTTGCTTGTGTATTCTGGAAACAAAGAATTATTAAAACATAAATAATCTACTAATCGAGTAGAGTAGTAGTTAGCGTATTCTCTAGCCTTAGCTACCAAATAATCTACTTCGTCTTTATCTACGTTTTGAGCTGTTTCGCTTGATCCTTTTAAAATCCCTTTATTAGTAATGCTATAAGCCGAGAAGGGGATATAATTCATCTGAGAAAACCAAATTAATGTCGGCTGAATAAATTCTGTAACTAATGTCAAATAATTTCCAGTCAAACCAGCACCGCCAGCAGCTCCTGATATTATGTCTTCGCTAATTTTGTTGTATAAATCCGTTCCCAACAGATTCTGGA